CCACGTCTGTATCTACACTGGAGGGTAAAAATAAATTCTCGCCAGCGAATCCGCTCAATTGTGGTAAGTTATAGTCAGAGCTCAGCAGGTATACTATGTTACTATTTGCAGGATAAGCCACAGATTTAATAACACCTGTATTGCAATCTAATTTTAATACCGATACACTATCAAAAAGTGTCATCCACAAATCATTTCTTGAATCTAGAGCCAAACTTCCAGGGGCAGCACTATTTATTTGCGGTGATCTTAAGTCTATATAGTTAATTCCAGAGGTGGTAGATAGAGGATAAGAAGAAAGACTAAAAGAAGATAGCATATTGCCATTCACATCAAATTTAAATAGTGTATCCCTTGAACCATCAGCAAACCAAGTTTGAAAATCTTTTGTATAGTCAGAGCCTGAGGGAATTACTTGTATGGCGTAGACGTTTCTATTGCTCCTGCTATCGTATTTGATTGATTCAGCAGATAAAGTTAAAGTTAATAGACCTGTGCAATAGCTATATATTTCTTGTTTAAAGTACCTTTGCAATTTGTTGAATTGTGGTAATGCAATCCATCCAAATATGGTATCAAGAAACATGTTTGGAACATCTCTAATAACCATAGATGCACTCAGAAAGCAATTGTTGCTTGTGGTATCAGCTACAAAATATCCCTTATAAAACCCGCCTATTGATTTTGGAATATCAGGACCAAAGTCATCATAAAATTTAACTGCAGTTATGGGGCGCACCCCGTTGTCAGTTTGCTCTAGTAACGCAAGCTGCAGATTAAAGTATTGAACATTAGATAAATTTGGATGAATAGTAGAAGAATCTAACTCTTGGTATGTCTTGGTAGTAAAATTTTCATTGTCTTTGAGTTTTATAACAAATGGAATTTCGGTTTTGGACCAACTCAATTTTGGAATATTGAATACCGTTGTAGATAGTGTGCCTTCCCCATCTATGCCTGTTGTGGAAATTGATAGTTTATCAGCTGGATTAAATCTTATTTTAGTAAATGGAAATATGGCTGGTTTAAGATTTTGGTATCCAATGGGCATGTATCTTATGCTACGATAAGCATCATTTTTAATAGTAAAACTATCACTAAATTTTGAACTATCAAAATTTGCAAATATAAAAATAGGAGCATTTCTTGTTGAGAAATTTTTTACATAATCATCTGCATAATAAATTGACTTTTGTCCGGAAGTGCCTGCAAACACACTGTTAGGTGTTTCCCTGCTGCATATTGTTAAGACACCACCATCAACCACTGTGTATATCTCCACACTATTAGTGCATAGACTATCAACAACTGTGTATTCTTCATTACCATTATATTCTTTTTTAATATAAAATCTGCTTGTTTTTCTTAAATGCCCCCATTTATCATTAGTATATCTATCTAAATCAAGATATTCACCAAGAGCACCAGAAGCATACAAATTAATGGTATATCCTTCTGAACTTAATGCAGGGTATGACTGCCAACTGTTATATCTATACAGATCAATGGGTTCAGTAAGCTTACCAGCAAGAGTATTAAGGAAAAATTTATCACTGTCTCTAAAAATAAGTGCATCCGGTACAAAATCTTTAATTTCAATGAGAGGTTGATAACTCGAATCATATGGTACACCTTGTCTGTTGTAAACTGTTAGTACAGGCTTGTATATCCCTGGCCATTTGTATCTATGAGTTGCAGTTAAATCGTTTGAAAACGTTCCATCACCGAAATTCCATTGCACATACTTGTTTGATATTGCGTCTGTTGCAGTAAGTAAGGCAGAAGTAGTTAAATTGGGTATAAAAACAAGCGGAGTATTTTCTAGTGTGTAGGATGATAATGTTCTGTTGTTCGAATAATCCTTTACATCAAAATATATATATGAATAATTTATGAACTGCGGGGTAGTATTAGCCATTAATACTCCTTAGTTATAGTTTGTATAGAAGGAGTGACAATTCTTATCTTATTGCTAAAGTCTAACACATTATTTAGATATGGATACTTAAAGTAAGGTAATTTTGTATCTTGTGCTATAATGGATATATCCTTAAATGGATAGACGGGGTTATAGACTAATAAATTAATGCCATTTACTTCAATAGTATTTTCACCTTGTATTCTCTTGGTCTTTACATCAATCACACCTTCTAGAGCTCTTATTTGGTTGGATATGTTGGTAAGGCTTATAGTGGCACCTAAGTTATTATTTAGGGTAGAGAAATAATCAGTAAATATTTTAGTTATAAGTTTTTTGAGCGCTTCAGGATTTCTTTTTGCAGTAATGTCTCTGGAGATCTCAATAAAAGATGTGTCAGCAATGGAGGGCGCAAGGGTTTCATTATTGAAGTTAATACCCACATCAACAGCTACATAAACAGGATCATTAATAATTACTTCTGATGTTGTAAGTTTGACTTGCTGAAGATCATTTAACAATAGCTGCTTTTGTGAAGCATTTAAATAATTAGATCTGGATGTTAATGATGTTAATTTTTCTAATTTAGGTACAGCATAAATGTACACATTGTTAAAATTACATGAATCAGCAAATTTTACCTGGTTAAAAAATACTCTGCTAGTATTGTTTGGGTTGGTTATACCCAAATCAAAGTAATACTTTAAATGACCAGATATATAATCCCAATTATTGACTGCATACACAGAAGATATAATATTACTGTAATTTTTAGAGACATAGCTAATGAAGTCATCACTGGTTATGAGCCTATATTGACTTCTAAATGTATTAATGGAATTTTCTTTTATACTACTGACACTTTCTCTTTCAATGTAAGTGGTTGAACCGTCAATATTTGTAAAATTGATAAGCGCTGCTTGTTGTGCAGTTATGATGTTAAGATTTTCTGGTGTTGTATCCTTTTGTACTTGTGCAAAATTAGGGGTATTAAAGAAAAATAATTTGTTATTGTTCAATAAACCCGGGCCAACTTCACCTTTACTGCCATCGCTCTTTAGATAATAAATAGCAACTTGATCACCAGGATTTAATTTTTTACCGGTAACATTATTGCCAAACTTTATCTCGTATCTCTCATTTTCATTCAATCTAATTTCATAAGACGTAGAATTGGAGCGTTGCAAGAACAAAGACTGCACTGGTGCCCATTTTTCCCATTTAGCATTTGGTGTGGTATTATCTTTCACATACACATCCACATTAAAATGGTCAATAATTGCATTGGTATTATCATTATCCACTATGGAGATGGTTAATACCTCATAAGGCTCGCCAGTTGCAGTGTAAATGGGATATTCAGTGAACGTTCCTTGATAAAGTAAATTATTATCTTGTAAATCGGTTAATACTTCTGAAGCATTAGTAGTCTTAAAGAAAGATATGTCATTATTGAATGAATAATTGTAACCATTGATAGTAAAATAACTGTATCTAGGAATTGTATAGATATTTGCAGGCAATGCTGGCTGACCAGTGGCTAAGAACGGCAATATAGGTGTTTGTGATCCTATTGGTTTATAGCTTAGCAGTTTTACTATTTTATTGATATTTTCGTACAATTCTGCCGTAGTAAACGTGCTTTCAGAGGCAGTTTGATTGAGATAAAAAATTAAAACATTGTATGCATATGCAACAATGTCTATTATTGAGGAAATGTTACTGCCCTCAAAATTTTGATCAGTAAATATTTGCTTACTGTTTAATCTTGTAGTGATTAACGACTTTAAACTGGTAGCATCAAAAGCTACATACTCGTTTTTAAGCAAAGGAAATTGTTCAAATGTTGCCATATTAGTTTATAAAGTTAAATCCTGAATTACTTAGTGTACCTATTAATTTTATCCTGTTATCCTTTTTAATATTTGGCACCACCACTACTAAGGTTACGATATATTGGAAATTCGGCTCATCCACAGCAACATCCACATTTATAACATTAATTCGCGGTTCGAACTTGGATAGATTATCTAATATATCGTTTCCAATTACATAAGCTATTGATTCACTTAACTCATTGAACAGATACCTGTTTATATTTAGACCGAATTCGGGGTTGAGCGGTTTCTGACCTTTGGATGTGTTGAATAAATTGAATATGGAATTTTTTATGGCATTATAATTGTAGCTTAGCTTTAAGTCTTTAACCTCATTGAGTTTAAGGAGTTCATTACTTTTTGTGTACCCGAATTCCATGTCTAAAGTAAGATCCGAGTAAAGATACTCTTCATGTGCTGGCTTTACCTCTTTAATGGAATTAATTTTTATAGTCGCCACATATATATTTATGTGGTTTTTATCGATTATAGACCTATTTCACACACGCAGAAGAATAAATAATTTTAATGAATCTCAAGTTCACTAAGCTATTTGAATCAGCCTTGCAAAGATATTCAAATACAGGGTTTCTGGCTGGTGATTTAGTTGTTTTTAAGGATAATGCTTTTAA